ATCGAGGCTTGCGAGGGGCACAAGTATTGGTTTGAGGCCCATTCCAGACATCGTCTCAACTCGCGTTCTGCCAGTGCCCCATTCTTTGACCTTCGCGTCATGCGGGACGTAATCGCTGCCATGGATCCAACCTCGCTGCTTCTCACGCTGCTCGATCAGTTCGGCGTAGTGCTCGAGGCCGACGCCGGACGCGGCGTAGTGATCGAGGATCAGCAATTGTCCGGACGGTTGCGCCTGCCACCACCATATAGACGTGTCGTCGTGCACTCCCAGATCCCAAGCCAGGTTGACAGGCACGCCTGCCATCGGCTCGCATTCGATGATGCGCCCCTCCTCGCGGACTTGCTGCATCTCCAGTGCATAGAAACTCCCAAGCAGCGCGCTCGCCCAATCGCATTCGTATTCCTGCCGATACATCGCGAGGCCATGATCGGCGCCGTACAGTGCCTGCATTTCTTGCAACGTCTCGCGCTGCTGCGCCTCGGTGAGCGCGTCGGTGTCTTTCACCGTCAGCCGCTCGGCGAACCAACCCGGCGTGCGTAGCGCGTGATCGTACATCGTCTTGGCGTGGTTGCGGCCTCTCGGTGTGGTGATAAACGCAGCCCAGCCGTTGTTCTCGGCCAGCATCGGGCGATGATAGGCCCATGCACTCGGGTTGCTCAGCGCCCACTCGGAGTAGGTGACGCCGGCCACGCCTGAGCCGACTGTCGCATCATAGCGATCGCTACCGATCACCTGGAATGTCGATTGATTTTTAAACCGCAAGAACATGCCGTGGTCGTCCATGTTCTCGATGAACTCGGGCGGGAAGGCTTCGTGTATCCTGCGCTTGCCAGTGTGCGGATTGATCGCGGTCCAGATCGCCTTGCGGCCTTGGTTGAACTCGGGCAGGCAATGCCAGTAGTTGCCGACACGGTTGACCATGCTGACCGCCACATGATGCAGCAGCACCTCGTCCTTACCGGCACGACGGTGCCAGATCGCCATCGCGCGTTGGCCGCCGGCTTGGAGATATTTCCACAGCTCGATCTGGTGTGGCCGCGGCGTCCAGCCGTTGTACGGGACATCGAACTCGGTGATCTCGCTCATGGAGACACCACCTCCCACAGCAGCACGAACACCAGCAGCACCACCACAACCCCGCAAACGAGAATGACGGCAAGGCCAGGATCGAACGCGCTCACGACGTGACTTCTTTTTGCTGCACCAGTTTCAGCGTCATGCGTGCAATCGATCGCATCCGGATTGCGCTGATGCCGTCCATGATTTGCACGCGCTCGATCTCGCGCATTGCGTGCTCTAACTCATCGCGCGCGGCCTTGGTTTTTTCAGCGGTGCGGATGAGTTTAGCGAGCGTCATTTCTTGCCCTCGGTGATTTGGCGCACGGTGATTTTGATTTCGCCGTCGTGCTTGGCTTCGACCGTCTGCTCGGATTTCCCATAGCCACGATCGAGCAGCGTTATTGCCGCGCGGACAACAGCGTTTTCGTCGTTGCTAGCGTCCATAATGCCGGCCAGGCGTTCAATCGCCCGTTTGGCGTGCGCGCGCGCCATGGATTTAATTTCAGTAGGATGGCCAGCCACTTAGGGGTCTACCCCTTCTTTTTCCAAAGCCTTGACGCGGTCCCGCAACTTGTCGATTTCGACGCGGGTGCAGGCGATTTCTTCTTCGATGAGGGACACGGCCAGTTCGATATCGGCGCGTGCGTCGGCTTCGACGCGACGTTCGGCGTCATCGATGATGCTGATGATCTTCATGTTGGCCATTGGTGTGCCCGCCAGATGGCAAAAAGGCCCCCACCCATTGGGTAGGAGCCTTGAAAAGACACCAGATTTAGACGCTTGTCTAGATTGTCCTCATGGACAAGTTTAATTTCTCATCCTATCCCACTTTGGAACCTCAGGTTTCTCGCCGAAGTGAAAGAGCGCCCGCAGCAGCAGCACCTCTGGGGTTGGCACCTCGGCTTCGCCGCGGGCGTAGCGGCGTGCGGTTCGTTCGGAGACGTTGAGGTAGCGGCTGGCGGCGGCCTGCGACATGCCTAGCGCCTTGATGTACCAGCGGAATTGAGCTGGGGACATCATCCGTTCGGATTGCCATGTCATGGCGCGGTCTTCCTCCCCTGTGGTTTGACCAGCGGGATGATGCGGTCGGATTTCGGGAGCGAGAAGCCGGCCGGGCCTGACAGGTCGATGTTTCCGGCGCCGATCGAGCGGACCATGCTGTTGCCGTTCAATTCATAGGCCATCTTGAGGGCGGCTATTTTTTCTTCCTCGGTCGGGATTTCGGGTGTGATGTATTTCACTTCCTGCCCAATAGCGTAGCCGGTGACGGCGGGGATGATAGGGCTAGCCAGCAGCAGCAGTGCGAGGAGGCGTTTCATGCCTCGGCCCTCGACATCTTGATGCTTTCTTTGAGGTCGGCAATCGCGGCCATCCGGGTATCGCCAAAACCATAGGCGAGGATGTCGTCGTTCTTGCCTTCGAGGACGTAGGCGCGGAACCAACCGTCGCGCGCCTCCTCGGTAACGACCTCGGTGCGGTTATCCTGCTCGTCGCGGAAGTAGTGGTTACGGCTGTTCATTTGCTTGCTCCGTTGTGTGTGGAGCCTTGATAGGACAATTCGATACCCCTGTCAATCCGTCCGGTGATATTTTGTCCGCCCATAAGTCGGCCCGCTAATTCGAGGAATTAGCGGGCCGTTTTCGCTTAGGCTTCGTCGGACGGCCCCTCGACCTCGATTGCCGCCGCCGCCAGTTGCCGGCCCTGCTCGCACAGTTGCGCGATTGCCTTCTGCTGCTGCGCCAGCGCTACCGAAGTCCGCATGTAAACCCCCACCTCGGCCTCCAGGTGCTCGACCCGCCGCTCGAGGTAGGCGATGTGGACTTCCCGCTCCCGGATGGTGCTGGCCTGTTCCGCTGTCAGTGCCCGGAGGGCTGCGTTCTCGCTATCCACCGTCCTGATCTCCTCCAGCGCCCCGCCCAGCCTGATTAACCGGTCGGTGGTCATATCGGCCACCGGCTCGGCGACCCTCTCAGCGGCCTCGTAATCGACAGCAGGAGGCATTGTGCGTTCGTGAATGTGTGTGATGCTCATGGTCCGTGTACTTTCTTTCCTGTTTTGTTCCCATCGTGAACTCAGATCCGCTTCGGCGGGAACTCCCCGTAGCGTAACTTCTCCTTCCACGCGGCCATCGCGGCGTCGAACGCCGCCCAGGCTTCAGGGGTGATTTTATCGTAGGTGCCGTGATCGAGCACCAGTTGCTGGAGGCTCGGCGGCTCGCGCTGCTTAAGGCGTTCGGCCTCGCCAGCGACCTTGTCCTGCTGGGACTGCCATTCAGAGCGTTTCATTTGTCAGCCCCTCCATGCACGCATGACTTAGCCCAGCGACGAGTGACAGGTGACAGTTCAATCGCTATTACGACGCACACTCGCTGTATTAGCGGTGACAGTTTTCCACTGTCACTCGGCAACGGTACGTCGCCCGGAAAAACTGTCACCACAACTGTCACCGATTTTGCCTGCGCTGCACGCATAGCTTGGATTACCGACTTACCGCTCCACGCGGCCGGAATTGGCTTATTCGGGTTGCCGCCGCTATCGGTTGTCGAGGCTTTTCGGCTCTGAAACAGGAAGGCATCGGACGTGACGGCATTACTCCAGTAGCGCATGCCCTCGGCGTTCAGGTTGATGCCGGCATAGTAACGGCGGCTGTTGTCCTTGAGATCGAACGCTATCCGGGGGTCGGCCAACGACTTCATCGCCTTACTGATGCTCTCGCTGCCAGGTACGCCGCGTTCATTACCGTGACCCTCTGCCCACCATGAGGCAAAGGCGGCGGCGAAGTCCGGCACCGACACCATGTCGTCGAAGTCGAACGTGACGCAGTCCTCGATAAAGCCGAGAGCAATGTTGGTGTCGCGCCGGACGTTCTCGGCCGCGATCCGGCTTTCCTCTGGCCGTAGGAAGTAGCCCCGCGCTCTGGCCCGAAGTAGCCCCTGCACGCCCCACGCCAGCACCCCCGGCATTTCGTCCCGCATGATCAGGTGCGACGGCTTATCCAGCCCCTGCGCGCGAGCCACCAGCGCAACCCCGACCGGAGTAAGCGGGTCGAACTTGCGATGACACGGAACGATCAGGAGCCGGTTGGTCATCGCTGCGGAGCTTTCCTTGAATTGCGGGCCGCTGTTGGCTCCCCAGATGATCGGCCCGGTAAAGGTGTGGTCGAAGATAGCCCCTCTTTTCATGTTGATCTGGATTGGCTCGCCGCTGGCCAGTGCCTTAGTAACTGACGAGAAGTGCCATTTCCCCTGCTGGAACGCCTCGGGCAGCACCCACGGCACCCGGCGCGCGAATGCCATCAGTCCGTGCGGATTGTCCAACTGGTCAATCGGGGTCGTATTGCGTGCCCGCCCGAATACCCCCGACAGGACGTCGATGATCTCCGACTTTCCATAGTCAGAGCCGCCCTGGAAAAACAGGATGCACGACAGTGCTTTGGCGCGGTTATCGAGCAGCGACATCCCCAGCCATTCCTGCAATAGCTGGACGTATTCGGCACGTACCGCGGGCGGGCGATCGGCGAATGTGTCCTCCAGCATTTGCAGCCAGTAGGGGCAGGCGGCGGCAGGGTCGTAATCGAACGGTACTCGCCATGTGCACAGATGGTCCGAGCTGGCCGGATCCAGCTCACCCGTCACCGGGTCAACCAGGCCTGACTTGGTCGGCACCTTGCCGTGATTATCGAATACCGTCTCGCGCCCCTGAAGCCTCGGTTGCCTGATAATGTAGGCCCGCGCCTCGTTGATCAGGCGGCTGGTGCTTTCCACCCCCATCCCCTGCGCGCCTTCCTCCAATGCGGCGTTAAGCCAACCAGCCAGATCCTTGTCGTCGCGCAGGGTCCACAGCCCGGTTTCATAGGCGTAAGGGCCTGTTTCGGTGAACAGCAGCCGGTAGCCGTCATTCTCCAGCACCTCCAGCACCGTCCGCGCCAGCACGATGTGGGTGGCTTGGGCAGTGGGCTGCTTACGCTTCTTGGACCTTACCTCCGCACCTTTCCCGGCCACCGTGACCGGACTTTCGACAAACCCCTCAGAGGTTTTAGGCGTTTCACGTGAAACCGGCCGCACGTCGAACTTGGCCACCGCGCTGTCGTAGTGGCCGCCGATCGCCTTCTCCTCGGCTTTCCAGTCCCATCCAGCGGTCCCAACTACAGCCTGAGTTGCGTCGAGTATGGTCTGCACGGCATCCGCGCGGTCGACACCAGCCTTCGCCAGCGAGGCCGCCACCCGGATCTGGGTGTCATGCACGTTGCCGGGATAGGTCATCGAGGCCAGCGCCTGCTCGACGTCCAAGGGAGGCTTCCAGCCTTGGGCCTCGGCGACGGCTAGGAAGGGGTTAGAACCCCCCTCTGCGGGGACTGGGGTCGCGCCCTTCCGGCCAGCCTTGATCGCCCTGACCGGCGCCTCCTTGACAGTCAGCCGTCCCGGTGCCCACTCGGCAACCGCCTCCTCCAGCTCGTCGAAGTCGTAACGCCGGTCGGCATCGAGCCGCTCGACCTTCACCACCCGGACGTCGCCATGCTTGCTGTTCACGGTGCCCGGCAGCCGCATCAGCCGGCAGACATCCGTCGCTTGAAGATCCCCCGCCAACACGCTGGCCAGTTTACGGTTTAGCGCCTCCAGCCGCTCGCGGTACACCTGCGCGTCGAGCGGTTCTTTCAGCAGCCAGTAGAGATGCAAACCGCCGCCGCTAAACACGATAGCGGATGGAGGGATCGGCAGAGTGTCGATTACCTTCCGGATAGCTGGCTCGTCCTCTGCGATGCTGCGGAAGTCGAGGTCGGTCCAGACTGCCACTATTTCCCGCGTGTTATCCTTGTTGCGTGTCGATGACCCTAACGCTATTGTCGATATGCAATAGAACAGCCCGCGCCGGTTGCGATCATGGCGCCCAATGAAGCGCGCAATGGCGGGGACGTCGCGGGTCAGGATGGATTTCTTGATCGGGGCTTCGTCGGTATCGCCGGGATCGTTGGCCAGCGTCTGGAAAAAAATCGGTTCTTGCGTTGCGCCAAAGATGGCAGCGAGGACCTCGGAAACTATATCGACAGTTGTCAGACGTGCTTCATCGTTCGTTGTTAACGTCATTGTTGTGCCCCTTCGAAGGCGTGCTTCGGACGATGTGACCCGGCGGCGACCCAAACCGCCGCCGGGTTTTTTCTTCCCTAGATCCGATTTCTTTTGGCGGCCGGCTTAGGTGTAGGCTTCGCCACTACTTCCGGAAACTCATCAACATTGGCGTCGTCTATCGGTAGCTGCTGCTCGCCCAGATCCGGGGCGAAGATTGCCTTCGGTTCGAAGCCGATGATCTTGAACGTCGGCACCTTAATCCGCCCGAAATCCTTGTTCGGGTGGGCGTAGCTGTCGGAGCCGATTTCGATCACCGGCCAGTCGTTTGGCTTCTGGGCGAGATACGGCGAGTAGTCCTTGCAAAGCTTGGCCACCGCATCGAGGCCGCCCTTGGACGACGTCGTGAAGGTGTAGAGTTCGCCGTCACTCTCGCCCTTCAGCAGCAGGTAGTTGGTGCGCTGCCACGGGTCGCGGTCCTTGCCGGTGCCGTCGACTTCCCACTGTTCACGATCGGTGTCGCCGAGGGTGTGACGGGCCGGGACCTGGTAACGTTCCATGACCTTGCCCATCCGCTGCTCGGTTGGCTTGTTGTCTTCCCAGCGCTGCCAGCCGGTCATCAGCTCGCCCATGTTGGCAACGAAAGCAGTGCCGTCTTTCATTTCGTCTTCGTCCTTGCCGGCAAGCCAGTCGCCTTTGGAAAACTTCAGCAGCTTCCCGACGATCGATGTCGATTGGGCGGCGTTAGCGTAGTCGGCGAAGGGATTGTCGG